CATTGCGCTAATGGCTGATCCAGGCAATGCATTCAACATTGCATTCAAGCTATTCCCGCGCGATGAAGATACAAGCCTAGCTATCGAAGCTGCTAACACATGGAAGTTAGACCCGGTAGTTTTGAAGCAACAGGAAGACGCAATCAAAGACCCAGCAGCAGCGGGCATTCTTGCTGACAAGAATCAAACCGCTGCTGAGATATTAGAGCGCGCACGTAACTGTGCTGACCCGGAAGTATACGCAAAGATAATGCGGCTGTATGCCGATGTTATGGGACACATCGACAAAGTAGGAACAGGCCCAGCCGTTGCAGTGAATGTAACAACAAAGGTGCTGATGATGCCGCAACCGCTTAGTAAAAATGAGTGGTCAGAGAAGGCACAACTACAACAGCGCGAGCTAACAACACCTAAGCAGCCGAAGGAGTTGCAGGGTGTTATTGGCTAATCCAGAACCCGCAATTGAGGTAGTCTGGCAACCCATTCCTGGGACATCTCAAGAGTTGGCATTGTCGTGCCCTGCTGATCAAATTCTCTATCACGGTACACGCGGGCCGGGTAAGACAGACACACAGCTAATGCGCTTCGCGCGCAACGTTGGCAAGGGTTACGGCGCGTTTTGGTCAGGCATTATCTTTGATCGTGAGTACAAGTCTCTAACCGATCTTATCGGCAAGTCGCAACGTACGTTTCACAAGGTTTGGAACGATGACGAAGCTAAGTATCTCGCGAGCAACAGCGCCCTCAAATGGGTGTGGGCAACAGGCGAAACGCTCGAATTCCGCATCATCGATGACCCTGATGATTACTGGAAATATCACGGCCAAGAGAAAGCGTTTCTAGGCTGGAACGAGCTGACGCAATGGCCAACGTGTGACTGCTACGACATCATGCAGTCAATCAACAGAACGTCATTCACACCTGAGAAGGACAGTCCTAAAGACAGTAAAGGTAATTTCTTCAAAGACGCGGATGGTAATGACATTCTGTTGCCGCCGATTCCACTTGAAAACTTCGCAACAACAAACAGTTTCGGCGCGGGCCATCACTGGGTAAAAAATAGGTTTATCAACGCTGCTGCCAATGGGCAGATTGTAACGCGCACAGTTGAAGTCATTGACCCGAAGACTAAAGAAGAGGTTACTGTTGAGCTGACGCAATGCGCCATATTCGGGCATTGGAGTGAGAACATCTATCTATCGCCCAAATACATTGCTGGGTTGAAGACGGACAAAGATGAGAATAGGAAACTATCGTGGTTCAGTGGTAGTTGGGACATCACTGCTGGTGGTGCCCTTGATGATGTTTGGAACCGTAAAGTTCATGTTGTTCCTAGATTCAAGATTCCGCGACACTGGCGCATCATTGATCGTAGCTATGACGACGGTTCTAATCATCCTTTTAGCGTTGGTTGGTGGGTTGAGGCTGATGGCGATGAAGTAGATGTGCCTTATCCCACATCAGTGGGGCAGGCTTACGGCGCGAATGGTTATTACAAATGGTGCCCTCAACCGGGCTCACTCATTCAGTTTGCTGAGTGGTATGGTTCAAACGAAATAGGAAGTAACAAGGGTCTAAAGATTGGATCGAAAGCCATAGCGCAGGGTATCGCTGCGCGTGAGCTAGTGTTGCTTACGCAGGGTTGGTGCCATCGTTTACCTTCGCCTGGGCCAGCGGATAACCGTATCAATTCGACCTTTGACGCTGACAATGATTCGCCTGCAAAGATTATGTCTGCGCAGGGTATCGACTGGGAACTAAGCGATAAGAGCCCAGGTGCGCGCGTACGCGGGCTGTCGCTCATGCGTGACAGATTGCAAGCCTCTATCGACAACGAGGGACCAGGGCTGTACTTCATGGACAACTGTATTGCATCAATTAGCACCATTCCAGTGCTTGAGAAGCACAAGACGAAGTTAGACGACGTAAACGAGAAATCAGAGGATCACCCTTACGACATGACACGTTATCGCGTGTTGCAGGGCAACCTAGATTTTGTTGCTGGTATTGAGATGGTTTTTCCACGGTAGATAAGGAGTTGATGTCATGGCTAATGTTGCTTGGATGCGTACCGAATTGCGGTTGTTTCTTGAGGTATATTTTACGATTCGTGATGTCATTGAAGGCGCACCCGCCATCAAAGGCCGCAGGTCTGTGCCAACAACAGCGCTATCAGGCTTGAACGGTTTCGAGAATCTAGGGCTGAATCGCAATCTGCGTGATGCGCGGCGCTATTTGCCGCAACCTAATCCTGATGACCGCAGCCAAGATAACAACGCACGCTATCTAAGCTACGTTGAGCGTGCGCAATGGCTGGGCGCAACGGCGCAAACGTTGGATGGTATGTCGGGGCAGGTGTTTTTGCGTGACCCTGTTGTGAAGGTGCCCACAGTGTTAGAGCCGCTGCTGAAGAATATGGACGGTGCAGGTGTCACCTTCATTCAGCAGGCAAAGCGCGCTGTTGAGGATTGTCTTGCGTACGGACGCGGCGGGCTGTTGACGGACTTTCCAGATACAGGCGGCGGCTTGAATGTGGATCAGGTCGAAGCGGGCGCGGCGCAGCCAAACATCATTCTTTACGAACCTTGGCAAATCATCAACTGGCGCATTACCACTGACGGCGCGCGTAAGTTCTACTCTTTGATCGTGCTGCTAGATGACGAGCACGAAGCTGTTGACGACTACGAGACAAGGCAGGTGTTGCAGTATCGTGTTCTCAAGATCAATGAGAGCGGTACGCATGATGTTGAGATATGGCGTAGCGAGGATAACAAGAGCAAGCGAACAGGTAATCAATTTCGCTTGCATGACTCGTATACACCACTAGGGCCAGAAGGTAGGCCGCTCACTGAGATACCTTTTACGTTCTTTGGTGCTCGCAACAACGATGCGCATCCAGACAAACCGCCGTTACAGGACATGGCTGAAGTAAACATCGGTCACTATCGCAACTCTGCGGATTATGAAGATGCATGCTATCAGTGTGGGCAACCAACACCCTGGGCGGCTGGGCTCACAAAGCAATGGGTCAAAGACGTATGGGAAGGTAAAAAGATACCGATGGGTTCGCGCGCAGTAATACCGCTACCTGTTGGTGGTCAGATGGGTTTGCTGCAAACCACACCCAACACACTACCTTTTGAAGCGATGAAGCACAAAGAGGATCAGATGATAGCGCTGGGTGCCAAGTTGATTGAGGCACAGGGCGGCGGTAATCCAATCACAGCTACCGGCGAACTAATTGACGAGACGAGCGAAACGTCGGTGCTCACAAACGTTGCTAACAACGTTGGTGCTGCTTATCAGTTCGCGCTTGTCATGGCTGCAATGTATATGGGCATGGACAAGATATCTGCTGAAAAAGAAATCTCTGTAAAGTTCAACACTGAATTTCAATTTCAGCGTATGAGCGCTGCTGAGCGGCAAGAGCTTATTGCTGAATGGCAGAAGGGTGCAATTACTACAACAGAGATGCGATCAGTGATGATATCGAACGGACTCGCGTCTTTGGATGATGAAGAGTACAGGGCTGAGGTTGCGCAGGACAATGAAGAGCGAGCGGCACAAGCTTTGTTAGCTGATCCACTCGCACTCCCAGGCACAGCGAAGGCGCGCCCTGGGACAGCTCAGAACCCGAAAGCACCAGCACCGAAGAGCAAGCCCGCTGGGAAGGGTAAAGCGTCCTAGATGCGGTGTGAATGCTGTGACCGGCGAGGTACGCGACTGAACGTGTACCACAAAGGTACGTTGTGGACATGTGCCAAGTGTTTCCACGCGATTTTAGATATTGAATTGCACGCTATGAACGGGCGGGGTTGGTCTGTTAGATGCGACGTGAGGCGAAATGACAAAGCGAATAAACGACCTAAACACTGCCGACAACAGACGCATGTTCGATCTGTTGTTTCGGCATCAGGTCTATCTTGAGGGTGTCAAATCGTGGTTTGCTGGCGAGTACAAGCAGATGCTCAACGCACTGTACGGCGAGTTTGCGCGCTATCTCGCCCGCAACCGCTATGCGACCGTAGACCAGTTTACGAAGGCTGAGTTAGAGACATTCATCTATCTATTCACACGCGCGCAGGCGCAGTTCTACTCGCGATACACCAAGGATTTGATAAAGCTATTGAAACAGTTTCTTGCTGACGATCTGAATATCCAAAAAGAGATATTGCAGGACGTTACAGCAAAGACAACTACGCAGGCCAACCTTGTATTACAGCCACAGCTAACGGAGCAAGAATATGCCGGATTGTCCGATGTTTATAAGCGGGACTACGTACGCACCACAGTTGACGATTCAGACGCATCGCAGCGCGCGAAAGCTATCTACACACTCACAGATGATTATCAGGCAAACCAAAATGCGTCGGGCGTCTATGGCGTCGGTATCGTTGCAGGCACGAAAGAAAGCAATCAACGTTTGTGGGCAACGATAACCAATCAACCCATACCTGCGAATGGTGGTTTACTGCTGGCGATGATATCTGCGTACGGTACTAACACTAACGCAGCTCTTACCGCGATCATTCGCAGGGGCTACGCGAATGCATGGACAAAACCACAATTACAAGAGGCGCTGCTAGGTGTTGGTGATGACTATAAAGGCGGGTTGTTCAAGACACTTGGAGATAAGTACACAACACTATTAGCCACAGGGTTACAGCACATATCAAGCGAAGTGCAAAGCGCGGTATCAAGCATCTACTACGAGCGCTATCAATGGGTGTCTGTAATGGATGCTGTAACTACGGCCATATGTATTGCGCGCAACGGTGTTGTCTATGTCTTTGGTGAAGGTCCGTTACCGCCCGCTCTTTGGAATTGCCGTGCAAAGATCGTACCTGTCGCGAACGATACCACTTTGCATGACATTCCTAAGTCGTTTGTAGATTGGCTTGTAACTCAGCCTGATTATATTCTTAGTGATATGTTCGGAAGTGAAGCAAAAGCTGCTAGTATCACAGCTACAGATTTTAGTAACATCCGTACAGTAAAACCCTTGACACTTACTGAGTTTCAAGGCAAAGTCAAATACATTCTAGGGGATTAGTTCCATGCTCAAAAATAGTCTGAAGCAAGCCGAATACGAAGCACTCGCGGATATCCTCAAGAGTGAGTACGTAAAGACTGGTGCGGATTACACGTTGCAACACGATGAGCCTGTAGGTGAGTTGAAGCGCGCTAAAGAGCGCGAAGCTACGAAGGCAACCGAGTTACAGGCATCACTCAGCGTGGTAACTGCTGAGTTAGCCACAACCAAAGCAACGCTTGCCACAGTGCCCAACATTGAGACTGTCAAAGCTACCACTAAGGCTGAGACTGAGGCAGCATTTGAACCCACAAAGCAGACGCTTGCAACGCGTGAAAAGCAGCTTACAGACATGCTTGTACAGGGCACCGCGAAGGAACTAGCCTTTGCTATCGGCGGCTCAAAGAATGCAGAAGCACTCATGCCGCATATCACGCCTCGTCTCGCTGCAAAGCTTGACGGTGAAGCGCCCAAAGTTGTGATTTTGAAAGACGGTAAGGAAGATGCAACGATGACAATTGCTGCGTTAGACGCGGACATTCGCGCTAACAAGTCGCTGTCTTCACTCGTTATCGTCAATCAGTCTTCTGGTGGTGCCGGAAGACAATCTACACGCAATACCCCTGCTGGCGGTGCTGGCGAACAAACGAAGTCACTCGCAACTATGTCACCCGCTGACCTTGTTGCATCATTGCCCGCACCACAAGCGAAGTAATACGCATCACCAACAGGAGTATTCATCATGGCACTTTCAGACCTCGTAGTATTTCAGGAATATGCGCGGTTGGCTTACACCGAAGTACTCGCGCAGCAGGTTGAGCTTTTCAACGGTGCGAGCGAGAATACACTTTCACTCGCCGTCGAAGCACACGCGGGCGACTACGCAGATAAGGTTTCTTTCGCATTGCTCACCAATCTGGTGAAGCGGCGCAATCCGTATGGCACTGGCGCGCAGACCGTCAAACCGTTCCTCAATCGTGTTGATACGATGGTGAAGGTTGCAGGCGGCATGGTGCCTGTGGACTTTCAGCCTACGCAGTTCAACTGGATTCAGCAGAACGCTCCCACGGCTGGCGCAGCCCTGGGACAGCAGCTTGCAAAGGACATGCTTGCCGACATGCTGCACGTCGCAACGATGTCACTTGTGGGCGCAATCAGCAATCGAGGTACTACGGTCACGTACGACAACGGCGGCACCTTCGCTGCGCAGAAGAAACTCAGTTTCCTTGACCTCAACGCTGGGCAGGGTAAGTTTGGTGATGCGATGAGCGAGATTCGCGCATGGCTGATACACAGTGCGCCGATGATTTCGCTGTTTGCAAACGCGCTGACCAACAATGAAAAACTGTTCCTGTATGGTAGCGTGAACGTTTCGCGTGATCCGTTCGGACGCGTGTTCATCATGACTGATGAACCGGCGCTGAAGATTTCCGCAGGCAACGGTACGTCTACGCCGGATGTTTACGGCACGCTCGGATTGACAACCGGCGCTGTTGAGATTCTGCAACAGGACGATTTCACGGACAACTTTGACACCCGCAACGGTGATGAAAACATTGCCCGTACGTATCAGGCTGAGTGGTCTTACATGGTCGGACTCAAGGGTTACACCTGGGATAAGACCAACGGCGGCAAGGCACCCACCAACGCGGCGCTGGCAACCGGCACCAACTGGGATGTTTCCGCATCGCAGGACAAGACGA